ACGGATTGTCTCCTATGCAAGCTGGAGCTGCTGTCTTGCTTGCTTCGAATAATCTTCAGATCGCAGAAGCTTCAATCTTCGAGAATCGAGGTACAAGCGCAATCATCTCGGCTGGAAAAGCTGAGATTCCCATGATGCCAAAAGATCAAAAGAATATTGACAAGGGTTTAAATAATAGAATGGGAGGAGCGCACAGGGCAAACAGTGTTATCACAACTAGCGGTGATATTAAAGTCCATCAGCTTGGAATGTCTTCTTCTGATATGAAGCTGCTTGAAAGCAAGATGGAACACCTTCGCCAGATTTGTAGATTGTTTGGTACTCCTTCAATTCTTTACGGAGATCCTAAAGCAAGCACCTACAACAACATGAAAGAGGCTATGAAAGCTCACTACTCTGGAGCTGTTCTCCCTAATGTTGAGCTTCTTTTGAGTACACTTAACAGAACTCTTGTTCGAGAAATAAACGAAAGAAGCACAGCAACTTTCAGTTTGAAGATTAATAAGAAAGAGATTGAAGCTCTAAATCCTTCACAAGAAGAGATTCATAATCAGATTCGTCAAGACGTAGAAAAGAGAATTTTAACTCCTAATGAAGCTCGTGAAATGATTTACAATCTTGAAGAAATTGAAGGAGGAGAGCAGTTAAATCCATTAAAAACATCAAATTCTAATATCGATGGAAATTAAGAAAACAGGAAACCAATACAAAGAGAAGACTCTTTCAGTTCCTCTAGGTATGGAATTGAAAGCTGAAGGCGATAGCCGTTCGGTAAAAGGATATTTCTCTGCCTTCAACGTGATTGATTCAGATGGAGACATGATCATGCCTGGAGCTTTTACTAAGTCAATTAACGATCGAGGCCCATTAAGTTCTGGAAATCGAAAGATTGCTCATCTTGCTTTTCACGATACTCGCAGGCCAGTTGGAACAATCACAGAGCTGAAAGAAGATGAGAAAGGTTTGTACTTTGAATCAACTATTGGAACTCATTCAGAAGGCGAAGACGCTTGGAAGATGTATAAGGAAGGCGTGATTCGTGAACACTCTATCGGGTTTCGCTACTTATGGGACAAAGCAGAATTTGTATCTGTCGAAGAAAGTAAGATTGAGGCTTTGCTTGCCGCCTATCCAGGTAGTGATGTTGAAGCAATCAAAACTCATGGAGGCTACTACAAGCTCAATGAGGTAAAGTTGTATGAAGGCTCTTTTGTAACCTTCGGAGCGAATCCAGAAACTCCAAACGAAACAAAATCTGAGGAAGAAGTCAAGCAAATACTTGACGAATTAGAAGAGAAGTCAAGCCTCTTTTTATCAGATTTGAAAAAAATAACTAGTGCAGATCCTGTGAAAGAACAAGAATTTTTACAACTTTTGCATAGTTATAAGTCACTCGCACTTCGAAAGCCGTCTTTAAAAGACACTCAAAAAGAGCAAGCCGACGAACCGAAATCAACATTTTTATCATTTATCAAATAATTTCAAAGTGAAAAAGAAATTCGAAACTTTCCTAACGGAAAAAGGAATCACTTCTGAGGAGTTCGGTAAAAAGTCGGCTGACGAACAGTCTGAACTTTGGGCTGACTTCATCGAAGTGCAAATCAAAGCTCAAAGCGAGCTTGTAGAAAAGAAAGCCTCAAAAGAGGAGATCGCAGAACTCATCCGTGAAAAAGATGAAGCTCGTGCTGAAGAGATGAAAGCCATCAAAGCAGCTATGAAGGAGCAAGGTGAAGCAATGAAGTCAATGAGCGTGAAGCTTGTTTCTTCTAGTGCAAATCCAAAATCAGAAATTGAAGTGGCTATCGAAGAGAAAGCTGAAAGCTTCAAGAAAGAGATTGGCGAGAAAAAAGGCTCAGTTGAGTTTGAAATCAAAACCGATGTGACTGCTTCTTCAATTACCAACAGCACAGGAGCATTGCGCTTGGATTCAATTGGTCAACTTGCTCACTCGAAGCTTACCCTTCGTGACTTGTTTACCGTGATTCCAGTAGGAGCAGATTCAAATGGAGTGATTCGTTACTCTGACTGGGATGCTGCTACTACTGCTAGAGCTGCAACTATGGTAGCTGAAGGCACTGCTTTTCCAGAATCAACAGCTGCATGGGAAGAGTTTACTCTTGAGCTTAAGAAAATCGGTGACACTATTCCTGTAAGTGAGGAAACTATTTACGATCGTCAGCGTTTCGCTAGAGAAATAAACCAATTCTTGAGCGTAAACATTGCTATTGTAGAAGATAACCAACTTGCTATGGGTGGCGGTGGTGCTGATATGGATGGCTTATATCCAACAGCTCCAACTTATACAGCAGCAGCTTCTGGAATTGCAAGTCCATCAACTTACGATCTAATTGTGAAAATGCGTGAGGCTATCATGGGAGCTTATGGCTCTAAGTATTCTCCAAACTTTGCAATGATGAACATTTCAGAAATCACTTCAATGCAATTAACAAAGGACGCTAATGACAACTATGTCATGCCTCCTTTTGCAGATGACCAAGGAAATGTAATCATGAACATGGTTGTGATTGAAAATTCAAACATTGCCAACAATACTTGTGTAATTGGTGACAGCCGCTACGGAGCTATCTACGAAGTAGAGGGAACAACTATCATGACAGGTTATGTTGGAACTGATTTTGGTAAGGACTTAGTGACGTTGAAAGGCCGCAAGCGCGAGGCTTTACTTCTTCGCAATGTTGACCAGACTGGTTTCCTTAAGTGTACTGATATTGCAGCCGCTAAGGTTACTCTAGCAACATAATATGAACCCGCGAAACAAGGTTGAAATTGAGTTCACCGAAGATTTCGCAACCAAGAAAAAAGGAGAGCGAGCTGAATATGAACTTCAGCTTGCTTCTTCTTTAGTAAAGCGCTTGAAGGTTGCTAAGTATTTCGTTGAAGTAAAAAAACCAAAAGCAAAGGCAAAGCCAAAGGTAAAGCCAGAAAGCTAAAATCTAAGATTCAAAAGGAAGGCTTGACTGAGAAATCAGTTGAGCTTTTTTTATGTAATTTTGTTGCATGGCTCAGATACTATCAACAACAGATTTCTTAAATGGAGATCTAAAACTCGCACAAGATCAAAACACAAAAGCTGCCATCGCTTCAATACTATCTCCAGAGAAAGAGCTTCACTATTTGAAACAAATTTTTGGGTCTACCCTTGGTCAGAACTTAATTGATGATCTTGCTGGTGATCCGCTTGTACCTGCTTCAGCTAAGTGGCTTGATATTTTCACTCCTTTTGACTTTGACAACAATAACCGTAATTGGTATTGTGAGGGGATTAAAAGAGCTTTGATGTATCTTTTCTACTTAGAGGTAACAACGGGCCAGCCAGTAAGAAATTTCTCTTCAGGTAGTCACGGAGTAAATCAATCAGCAGTTTCGGCTCAAGGAATTAACAAACTTGAAATCGTTTTATACAATAGAGGAGTTGAAGCGATATGCTTGCTGCAAGCTTTTGTTTTGTCTGACTCTGTAACTTATCCTGATTTTAAAGGAATAGAGTTCGAATATCAAAGTCCAATTTAGTATGCTACAAGTATCAACACTGCTTCGAGAGGTTATTGCTTCAATGTCAGTGACCTTGAAAATTGATTCAGTTGAAGCTTCTGGCTCAAACTGGAAAGTATATTGTTCTAATACTCAATATTTAAACACGCTCTCTGAGCTTGAAATTGGTAGCGTTCAATATGTTGTTGAAAGCTTTGTTCAAGACGAATACTTAATTCTTGAAGGAGCAGTCCAACCGACTACAGGTATTTTTGCTCTAAGGAATCCTACTTTCAAACATGGCAAATATCAAGCTGTTTTAACAGAACTTTCAGATCCTCAAGACTTGGACATCATGCCTTTGATCTGGATGCTTGAAAACCAGCAACGGACACGGCCTTCAGATTTGGACAGTAAAATTGAAAGCGAAGGTCAAGTCAGGCTTTTCTTTGCGAATACAGATGACTGGTCGAGAGACACAGAACAGATGTATGAAGAGATTGTAAATCCTGTCCTGACTCTTGTTAATTTATTTCTTGTAGAACTAGAAGCGAATAAAAGGACTGGTGATTTTGGTGTTATTGAAACGACAAACCATGCAAAGCTTACTATCGGAGGTGGCGATTTAGGAGGCAATGAAGCTCAAGGAATCTTTCAGAGAACGCTTTCAGGAATTGAGGTGACTATTAATCTTCCTATCATGGTTGATTTTGATTGCTCTGATACTGCATCAACTCGTGTATGTCCTCAAGTGTTTATCCTAGACAGTAACGGCAATCTAATTACAATGGTTGATGCAGGCTCTTCTTACACTGTTAGCGGTGGTGGTGGTAGTGGCTTTGTTGAGAACTCAGATTCAAGCTATACTAATACAGTAGCAAGTGGAGCTACTTTGGTTCTGCCTGATATTACAGTTACAGATTCACATGGTTCGACTTCTTCTGTACCTAGTGTTCAAGACGTAGTTTGTTCACCAGCATCAGACGCAACAGTAGAAAATAGCGACACTAGTTATTCAAACACAGTAGCAAGTGGAGGTACTTTAGTACTGCCAGACATTAATGTGACAGATAGCGATGGCTCTATTTCAAGCGTTCCTAGTGTTAAAGATGTAGTTTGTTCACCTGCAGCAGATGCTACGGTAGAAAATTCCGACAGTAGTTATACAAATACTGTTGCAAGTGGAGGTACTTTAGTCTTGCCTGATATTACAGTTACAGATTCGGATGGTTCAACGTCTTCTGTACCTAGTGTCCAAAACGTACTTTGCACACCTTCAGCAGATGCTACGGTAGAAAATAGCGACAGTAGCTACACCAATACTGTGGCAAGTGGAGGAACGCTTACGCTTCCTGACATTACAGTCACAGACAGCGATGGGAGTACGTTTACTCAGGCTTCTGTTGTAAATGTCGTTTGTAGTTTATCGGCAGATGGCACTGTCAATGTAAATAGTGTATTTTTCGACAATGTAGCTTCGGGCGCAACCTTAAACATTCAGGTAAGGCAATCAAGTGGAAGCACATTAATAGGTTCAAAACAAGGTGCGCATTTTAGAATCCCCGACAGCGTTATTACTTTAGACAATACGGACGGGTCTACATTATCTACTACAAACGTCTTAGCTACTGATGCATCAACTATTACTGCTCCTGATGCTACTGCTGTGATTAAAAACACTTTAAACGCAGTTCTGAAGTCTGAGTTAATTCCTAGCAATGTGAGCGAGGATATTATCATTGCAGATGCAACCATTAACATTAACCAGAGTGACGGTACTTTAATTGCAAGCGCAACCGTAACAGCAGAGGGTTCAGGAGTTTACAATGTCGCTGATTCAACTGTCAATGTGGTTAATACTCTTGGCTCAGTTTTATCAAGTAACTCAGTAAAAGCCACAGTCACTGACACGGTTCTAGCGCCTGATGCAAATGTCGAAAACTCAGACAACAGTTACACAAACACTGTTGCAAGTGGTGGCACGTTAGTGTTGCCAGATATTCAATTGACTGTGAATGGTTCGGTAGTAGGGTCTTATCCTGCTGCTGTGAACATAAGCGCAAGCGCGACATCTGCTACAGAAGTAGACATCTCAGGCGATAACCTTACAGAGTCAGGCGGCTCTGTTAGTGCTATTCAAGATCAAGGGCCAATAGGAAACGACCTCTATCAAACATCAGGGTCTTTGCAGCCAAGCTACACGGCTTCAGATGCTGCCTACAATAACCAACCTACCTTCAGCCTTAACTCAGATTATCTATTCTTTACCTACCCAATGAGAGTATTTTACGAAACAGGCTTCAACTTTTGGTTTGTAGGGAATGCAGCATCAGGCCAAAAAGTTGACCTTTTAGGTGGGTCAGCTAAGAGTGGCGATAGTAGGTCGATTGGTTGGTTTGACGACTTAGGTTATGTTCGCTATCAAAATGACGTTTACTCAAGCGGCTCTGATCCACTTTTAAACGATAGCGCACTAGACACACCTGCGGTGTATTGCTTTAGAGTAACAAACGGCTCAAGCGGTACTATTACATTATACCGAAATGGCGTTGCGTTAGATACGGAAAACAAATCTAGTTACTCAGCACAAGGGGGTGTTGCGTTTAGATGTCTTGGTACATTTATAGGTATTGTCCGTTCTCAAGGTACTATCGCAGCATTTAAGGTTGTAAATGAGGATAGTTCAGTAGCTGACCTAAATACTCAAGGTGCAGCGTATGGTACTAAGTACAATTTCACACAAACAACTATTGTCTAATGCAAGTATTTGAAACATTATCCTTCCAAGAAGATATAGACGCTATTGACTTACACCTTTTCGGAACTATTGACCAAGACACTTGGCAGGGTGAGCCGATAGAGTTTGAAGGAAAGAAATACATAAAGTTTAAACCGATACTCAACGAGTGGCTCAATGGTAGAGCGACAACACAAATTGAAATACCAACAAACGATGAGTAGTTGTTCAACAAAAGAGTTAACTTTTAAAGCTGTACGCATTTAAGAGTAGCGTATAGAAGAAAATGCTTAAATTTGTAAAAATCTAAAAACAATCTCAATGAAAACTTGTCTTTGCGATTTGACCTTCTTGAACACAGGACGGCCATCTTGTATGCCGATGCAAGATGCGGCACGAAAATTAATCCTTGTTCCATTAGCTCAAGCAGATGGCACATTGAATAGAATAACTTTAGCTGATACGTTTAATAAAGCTTATGTCGACGCAGCTATCAACAACGCAGATCCTTATCAGCGTTGGTATCCAATAGGAAATCTTTTGAATGTCGAGGACGTTCGTGGAGATGATGTCGTTGAGACATTTGAAGACGGATCTTCAGCGAAGGTTCAAGATGCAACTGGAACTTTTACTGGTATGATTATCAACCAGACTCCTGATTTTCTTCGCAAAATCGTTTCTTGGGGTTGTACGACTTTTGGAGTGTATGTTGTTGACAAGCAAGGAAACTTGATTGGAGACACTGTCACAGATCCTCTCTTTATGTCTCCTCTTCCAATTAACTCAGCTACTTGGAGTCCTAAGTACATCAAGACAACTGACACCACTGTTCCAAAAGTTATGCTAAGCTTTGAATGGAGACAAGATTTTACCGATGATCAACTCGGTATGGTTCTTGCTTCTGAGTTCTCAGGTGTTGATTTGCTTGACATTGCTGGTTTGGTTGACTTGTACGGAGCTGTTTCAAACGAAGCGACTACAGGATTTACAATGACAATTACAACCGACTACGGATCTGCGAAGACTCGTGCAAAGGTGAGTGGATTAAATGCTGCTGATTTCGATTTGAATGAAGTTACGCCTACTCCAGGTGCAGAGCCTTTCACAGTTGTAGAGTCTTCTGATGGAGTTTACGACTTCACAATCACAACTCCAGCTTCTTCAACAGAAACATTTGCTTTAGGAATTGATGCAGCCACTTTAGGATATGACGATACCTACCTTGTTAGCGAGACAATCGTAATTCCTTAATCATGGCCAAAGCTTCACACTACCAAGTTGATCGAATACACATTTCTTTGAAAGCTTATTCTTCAAAGCAGAAAAAGAAATTTGTCAAATTCTTGGCTCTTAATGGAGTTAGGAAAGGCTTCGATGATCACTGGGAGTCGTACAAGAAGCTTAAATAAGTTCTAAAAAAAAAAAGAAAGACTCGGAATAAATTTCGAGTTTTTTTTTGCTTTTACCACTCCAGTATAAAATTTTATACTACATTTGATTTATCAAACAATTAAAACAACAAAATATGAAATCAGTTAAAATCTATCTGCGGTCAACTTCAAATATTGAAAGCCCATCCATCAACGATGTAAAGACAGCTATTGACTCAGAAGGCATTCGACACACAAATCAATATCTGAAGCCAGAAGGCGGTCTGTTTACATATAAGAATTACATTAATATGCTTGTAAGCAGATTCAAATACAAAACAGTTGAGGTTTTGTGTGATTCAAAGACAGTATTTTATTGGGAGTCAAAACAGGTTGGTATAGTATAACCACAGTTGAGACACCAATGCCTCGCTTCCTTCATTGGTTGCGAGGCTTTCGAGGTGTAAAGCTAAGATGAAATCAAGAGAATCAATATTACTTGAGAGGCCAGTTTTGATAGGGCAGCACGGCAATAAGAAGTTGACAAGTAGGATATTTGCAGGAGATTTAATCACTGTCAAAGACAAAGAACTAACTTCATGTATTTTTGCAAAGCCTACACATCAGATATTTGGCTGCTTCAGTGACTACTTTAATGAAAGGTCAGAGCTTGCAGCTTTGGACTTAAAGGAATGCAAGCCAGAAATAATTAAAATCAAAAACTTATAATGTTAACGAAATTATTCATTTGGCTCACGAGGTCAAAATACAAGCGCGACGCTGGAGGCGCACAGAACGCTTTTGACAGCTCCTTTCCTTTGCGTGAATATGTTTGGGTATTAGAGGATAATAAGCTTACACAGTTAGCCGGAAATAGCAAACAAGCAGTGATTGCTGAGGCTCACATAAAAGGCAAGCGAGGTTGGCTACATGAACGCATTGAATATCGCCATGTGATCAGAAGCTGGAAAGAAGCTGGAATCTGGGTAAAACCAAAAACCAATAGACAATAATTTTAACAGGATAAGGCTAATCTAGTGACCTTAGAAAGTTAGGCGATAGGTTGTTAATCTCAGACTCTAGCCTTCCGATTTTTTTATTCGCTTCCTTATTCTCCTTTTGCGTAGAGTCTATTCCTAGATTTGCTGAAATTACAGACATCTCATGTAGTTTCTTATCTATAAGCTTTCTTACTTTCTCGTCCTTGTAGTATAATGCAACTCCTTCAATCATAAGTTCATAAGTAAGTTAATGGGTGTTCGGCCCTGATTAAGAACAACAACGCAGCCAATAGCGGGCTTCTTCCCTCTTTTAGCGTACGCCATAGCATATGAGTTGTGATCTATTCCACACCCTACTTGAGTTCCGAAGACCTTAAACTTCTGGCCGACAACCCATTCAGTATAAGCCTGAGTGTGTAGGTGTCCTTGAACTGTGGACATCATGTCTGCCTTGCATTTGGTTCTAGCTGTTCCCGCCTCGCCATGAATGTATTGCACATCGTCAATAACAAGTCTGTCTACAAAATCAAATTGAGGAACTTCTAATACATCTTTGTATTCTCTGATCCATTTTGTAGGAACTGATGAGGTTTGAGCTTTGCGCATAATTAACCTGTCATGGTTTCCAATAATAACGGTAGCAACCGGGAAAGCATCTCGCCACCTTGCTATTTTTTTAATTGCGAAGTCTAGTTCATCTGCACCCCCAAGCCCGTCCGCATCTGTTTCGTGGTAGCTGCTAAAGTGGTTGTCGATCACATCGCCTATAAATACAATTCTGTTGCAGTTAAACTTCTCCTTTTGCTCTATGCAGAAATCTAGATATCCATCAAGACAGAAAGGCTCGTGAAGGTCACCTATAACTAAGACCCTGTTAGACTCATCTTTTAGACTTCCCACAAGCCAATTAAGTCCTTTGTTTAATCTTGGTCTACTCATTCTATTAAATTTTATTTTCTCATCGCGAAATCTAAAGTATTTATTTTTGCAGTATGAACAGATTAATTGAAGTTGCAAAGAATCTACAGAAGATAACAGACAGAAGAGTCTTCTTCTTGACTTTTACCAGAGGCGATGCACAAAATCAAATAATTGAATTTAACACAGAAGGACAGCTTAGACTTGGAATCGCTTCTGATGGTTCTTCTCTTCCGGTTTATTCAAAGCTCACTGAGATAATGTCTGAAGGTGTTAAGCAAGCTGGAACTCCTTACACACT